GACATTTCCTGCGGCTCGTTCTCGCGCACGTCTGGCGTGTCGTCATAAGAGCCGTAAACTTCGTTATCATGAGCGTAAGCTTGATGGCGTCGGGGTTTGGTAAATCTTGGCATACTAGTGTTAAAAATGTTAAAACCGCGGTCCAGAAAATGAGCTTCAGCCACAGGGGGACTATGGCGCTCTATCTGTAGCTACAAGGAGGTCATCAGCTTATACCGAAGCTGTTCTAAAGACCTCACAAAAAACCCTCTCTTGCTTGCAACAAATACGTCGCTACGCCTTGGCTCTGGTAGCTAGAGCTATACGTACCTACAAGCTCACCGATGTTGAATCCAATGGTTCCAGGGGCAATAAGAACCATAACGACTGCCGGGGATGCGCAAATAAACCGTAGTGGTGGAACATCACCATTAAGGGATAGGTTTATATAATTAGCACAATTGACAGTAATTATACGGGGCTGAGCAGAGCAAAAGAAGAAATACATATACCGGTAAGGGCTCGATAATGTGTAATTGGCGCCATTAAATCTGAAAGCTGTTCCAAAAGCCTCAAATCTATTGGGTGGTGTTCGTGCGTCAACATAATACAGAGTCGAACTTGTAAAGCCATTAGTGTCCACTATAAACTGCTGGTTCCCAGTGTAATACACCAAATTGGCGCTATTCACACCAAAGAAATTCACAGAATTAGCAGTGAGTGAGAATGACTCTCTCGACATCAGTGAAGATGCTGTAGCGGAAGAGAAACCTAACTGATCAGTATCTAGGGTAGTGAAATTTCCATATGCAGGATCAGATAAATCGACTCCTGAAGATGTAATATTCGCTGTCCTAGCACCGTTTGATAGATCTATAGCGTCCGATGTGATCAAGTTGGTCGTGGAAGTGGAAGGATTCTGCCATCTTGCTCCTGAATATGAGTAAAGAGCATCTTGGAAACCTGTCTTCTTGCAACTTAGATCGGTGGGTGTAAGGGTGCTGGTGTTCGAAGCCAGCCCACAGGTGAGTCCCCCCAGACTCACTAAACCACTAAAGGATCCTGTTGACGCAACAAGACCCCTAGGAAAGTTACCTGTGGTACTAGCGGCACCTATCCCCTAGAAAGGGATTCCTGTGGCACTCACGAACAGAACAATCTGGCAGTTATTAAAACTGCACGTACCTGATGTCTTGAACTTGAGGGTGGGGGGTGACCCCGGTGTCGCACTTGTGGAAACCTTGTATGAACTAGAATAAGACATGGAGGTGGTATTCAAGACAAC